CAAGCTCAAAACGATCATCGCTGTTACCGATGTTAACAACTGCGTTAAGGCCTGTTGTTGTAATGTCAGCTACATGATCGTAATCTTCGATACGAATTTCGCTAAGTGGAAGAATGTCTAGATCAATGTCAATTTTTCTAGCGTTTCTTGCTACAGCGTTGTGGCCTTCAGCGTTGATTTTTGCAACCTCAGCATCAGTTAAAGCCACTTGTAATACATGATATTTTGTAGTTTTTGTTGTTGTTTCCATTTCAGATCTCCTTTAATTAATAATGTCTACACACATAATATTACTCTCATTATTTTAAAAAACAAGCAAAATTGTTAATTATTTTAAATATTTTTTACACAAATAAACTTGTTTGTTGTTAGAATCTCAGATGTATTAATTGGAGTTAGATATGACATTAGATGAAATTAAACAAAAGCTAGCAGTTAAATCTGATATTGAAGTGGCTAGGGCCTTGAATATTTCGCAGCAGGCAGTCAGTCTGTGGCGCAGTTCTGGATCCGTACCATTGCTCAGGCAGTACCAAATCAGAGAAAAGCTAGATGAACTATAACAACGAGGGATCTGAGATGAATTTTTACCAACACCACATTGGTGACTTTAAAAAAGACACCGACTTCTTGTCGCATGAGGATCGATCTATATATCTAGAATTGATCTGGATGTACTACGACCAAGAGCAACCATTAATAAATGATGTGCCGCTATTAGCGAGAAAGAGCAGGGCTAGGCCGGAGCAGGTAGAGGATCTATTAAAACTATTCTTTATATTTAAAGATGATGCATGGCACCACACTCGTATAGATGCCGAGCTTCAAAGTGTTTATGAAAGATCTGAAAAGGCCAGAGAAGCTGCACAAGCAAGATGGAATAATGCGAATGCAATGCAAACGCATACCAAGCGCAATGCGAATGCAATGCTACCCAATACCCATAACCCAGAACCCAAAGATATATATAGTTCGGAATTTAAAAGATTTTGGAGTAATTGGCCTAAGCATCAAAGAAAAACAAAACAGTTTGAAGCGTGGAAGTCTTGGCAAAAACAAAAGTTAGATTCGAGAGTGGATGAAATCATTTACCATGTACAAAAATCTTTGATGGTAAAAGAATCATGGAAGAAAGGATTTATTCCTTTGCCAGTAACTTATCTTAACCAGAAGCAGTATCTAGATACATTTGATTCGCATGATAGGAGCAAGAAGCCATTATGATTACCTATGAATACTTGACTGATTTAATAGAAGATTGGATCCGATGGATGAAACACGATAGACATAAGTTAGGTTATCCTCAAAAGAGTATTGGTCTTGTTACCGGAGGATCTTCAGTTGGAGTATTTGAGGAAATGTGCGAACAGATAGACTCACACAACATAGAGCTGTTAAATACTGCTATCTATGATTTAGACACACATGAGCGTAATGCGTTCTTGTATCGTTATTTAAAGCAAGAACCTAAGCCGGCGTACTATGAATTAAAGTTGCAATTTGCAATGGAAAGTTTGTTAAAAAAATTAGAAGATAAAATATATGTTTAACGCTCAAATGAGATTTAAAAGCGTATAATTTATACCTGTAGCAGAGGTGCGTCTAGCGTTTCTGTTACACCTCTCAACTCAGATCTCAAGGCAGCTTTCATCGGCTGCCTTTTCTTTTACACGCACACAGGAGTTTACATGGGCTGCGGCAGAAAAATGAAAGGCAAAAAAGGTTACGGAAGAAAAGGTAAATAATTATGGCAATGACAGAAGAAAATCTCAATCAATTTGCAGACTATCTAGCGAATGCTAAAAAACCAAAAAAAGATAAAACACAAGCTAAGACTTTAGTTAAACTCGGTACCAAACAGATGAAAAAGAAATATGGCTAAACAAGGACTATACGCTAACATTAATGCTCGCAAGAAAAAAGGTATTAGCAGGCCTAAGTCTAAGTCAACAATCTCAGACAAGGCCTACGCTAATATGAAAAAAGGTTTTCCTAAAAAAAAAGGTAAAAAGAAATGAATTATAGATACGGTGGCGGCTTACTTGCATCCAATAAACCTATGTCACAACAAGACATGGCTCTTTATAACAGATATATAAAACCTGCAACGCAACAAGCACCTAACATAAATAGCTTGCTCGGAATCCCATCATCTAAAAGATTACAATTTATGCAAAATGCTGCGCCTTCTAGTCAGAGTGGTTATGGCATGATGTCAGAATTAGATGCACAAAAGATGCAAGAAATGACACCACAAACCAATCCTTATGGATTTGATGTAAACGAGAACGGTGAATATGTACATCCATATGGTCATGTTATTACGCCAGAGATGTATCAAAATATGATAGAACTAGCTAACCCTGCGGAAGATACTAATTTTTTACAAAGAATGTTAGATTTATATGATGAATATATGATGAAAAACGCTGGATAGTCAGCTCACTTTTTTCTTTAGAAATCAATAACTTATGACACAATATATTACAGATTTAAGACAGTTAGGAATCAATCCTACTGCTGTGCCAGATGCATTACTTGCAGCAAAGAATAAATTAAATGAAATACCGTTTAATCCTACTCCGATACCAGCATTGTTATATGGATTAGCTACAGATCCACAGGCTACTGCTGCTGCCTATGATCAATCAAACTTACCTGTAGGTAATTTTCTTATTGGCAACGCTGATAGAGCATTGCGAGGAAGTCAAGATCCATTAGATTATTTAGATCTAGGATTGCTTGGTGCTGATGTAGTTGGTGCAGGCTCAGCAGTTAGCAGAGGAATTAAATCAGCATTAACAAGTAACTTTGCTAAAGACTTAGCTCTTGGTGCTAGTGATTTAGTTTATAACCAAGCAGCAAAAGCAGGATTTAATTTACAGCCACAAATAGTTATTGGTGAACGATCACCATTGTTTAATCAAAGTAAAGCAAATGATTTTGCTTCTGGATATGATGAATTAGGTCTTGGCGTTACTTATAACCCTACACTCAAAAAGTTTGAATACGATATACCAAACTTTAAAAAACTTGATCACCAAGATTTATTTGAAATGACTGGAACCTATGTTGGTCGAGATAGACAGTTAAGGCAAAGACTGTCTGATGCTGAGGCTTCTATAGATTTTGAAGCGTTAAATGATCCAGAGAGCAGAAAAAATATTCTTGGTAATATTACTCACATTACTAATGTTGGTTTAAAAGAAAGGCCTGATTTATCGCCTGAAAATTTAGCAGATACAATCATATACAACATAATTGAAAAAGATAATTTAAAAGGTATTAATTTAGATAAGTTTTTTAAACATCCAACATTGTTTAAAGCGTATCCAGAAACAAGAAATATAAAGGTTTATCCGTATGTAGATGAAAATACTAAAGACTTTCAGGCTGCATTCGATAGAGAAAATAATAGATTGTTTATTAATCTTGCTGCTAGGGGAGGGCCAGATCAATTAAAAGGATCTATATTGCATGAAGTGCAGCATAATATTCAAGCAATAGAAGGTTTCGATACTGGCGCACCATATGGGTTGTCACAAAAAGAGTATGAAAGTGGATTAAACAAAACATTAGGCAAACATTTTGATGATGTTTATGATGATATTGATGAATATTTTTATCTTAACGATAAAGATCCAACAGTAAGATCTATAATTGATGAGTATGTAAACAATCCATTGCGAGATATGAGCAAAGAAGTTAATTTGAGTATGGAGGGAGTTCCATATCAAGTTAAAGCCGGTGAAGTTGAAGCTCGTAATGTAGAAGCTACGATGGATTTAAGTCAAGAGGAATTAGATAAATCATTTCCATATAGAACCAGTTTAACTGATACGAACTATACGCAAGATGTTCCATTAAAGTTGCAAATTAGAACGACCCCAGAGATAGAGAATAACATTGTTGAATCTATGTATGGTAATCGTTTACCAGACTTTAAATATCAAAAAAATAACAATGTCGTACAGCCATTAATAAACGAGTTCTTAGTAAACACACCAACTAAACCAAATGAACGAGTTGGTAAAAGATTTACTATAGAAGATAGAAGCAATAATGTACCTATCGAAACTTTAAAAGCAGAAGATCTCATAGGTAAAACAATTGTTACTAAACCTACAGACTTAACCAGTAGAGATAAATTTATTACTAGCGTATCTGATCTAAAGTTGCCTTATCCATTATTAACTGAAGGCGGTGAGCTGTTCGGTGCTGCTAAAAAGAATGTAGACAGAGATGTGTTCTACGCTAGTAACTATTCAGCAGCGTTAGGTGATGTCAATAGATTAAAAGAAGCCTTAGAGTTAGATAAAGCAAGAGGCGGCACAGGAGTGATTTACGCACCAACTAGTATGGCCCAGCATTCATCAAACTTCTCAACCATGCCAACTGGGTTGTTAATGAACTTTGTATACGATGGTATTAGAACCGGAAGAATGACAAAGCCTTTAATAAAAGAGTTAGACGAAGAAATAAGAACTGGTAAAGGCCTGCAAGCAAAATCAGCGTTACCTGACTGGAAAGGCCTCATGACCCAAGAAGGCAGGGATCAGCTAAGACAGTACGGTGGTAAATATAGAATTGGTTTAGCAGCACATATGATGAAAAACCAAAAATACCAAAAAGCTCTTGGTTTCAATAATGAAGATGTTGTTAATGCTTTAAGAGATGAACACAATCGTGGTGTTGGCGAACATATGCTTGGAAATATATTTTATAAAGTAGATCCAAATGTTGATATGCGATTAAGCTCAACTCCGTTAGGATCTGGACATGGTAGTTATATGTTTGATCTTATTCATGGTAGGCCAGCCGGTAAATTACCAAACGCAATACATATGGAAACATTACTTGGTGATCCATATTTAAAAGATTTAGTCGAAGGTAAAATTACAGGCAAAAATTACAATAAACTTACTAAGACAGGAAAAGAACAAACACCATCAACAATCCTTCGTCAAGGATTAAATGCAATACATACGCAGCAAGGTAGGCCAGATGTTTATAAATTCATTACTGAATCAGATGCTGAGCGTATAGACGATTATTTAAAAGCAATTAGAGCTGGATTATTGGAGTTATAACTATGTGGTCATGGCATTTTTTCGCAGGGTTACAATTTGGATTTGAATTTTATGAAGATAGCAAAATGGATGATAGCAAAAACACACATCACTTTAGTTACTTTATTATTGATCTTGGTTGTATACGCTTACAGCGTTGTGAAAAAACAGGTATGAACTAATGGTGGTTAAAAAGAAACAGGTCAATCTGTCTGTTGGTCGAGGTGAGAAGTTATCGGTCAAAGCAGGTGGTGGATTAACTGCAAAGGGTAGAGCTAAGTATAATCGTGCTACAGGATCTAACCTTAAAGCTCCGGTAACTGGAAAAGTAAAGGCTGGTAGTGCTGCAGCTAAAAGAAGAAAATCATTTTGTGCTAGATCTCAAGGATGGACTGGCCCAAGAGGTAAAGCGGCTAGAAAACGATGGAAGTGTTAGACGATTCACCTTGTAATGGGGTGTGTCGTATGGAAGGAACCACTTGCATATCATGTCATCGAACATATGATGATTTAGAGCAATGGTTTTATATGTCTAAAGAAGCTAGATTACAACGCATGGAGCAATTAAAAAAAGAAAATGGAAGATAACATATTCAGAGATTATTACACGCTATACGGTGATAGAACTACTCCGTATGCTGGTGAGATTGAAGGATATGCTGTGCCACAAAATCAGATTCTAGGCGGAGCATTTGGCCACACACAATTTAATCCATACGGTGGTTATTTAAATTTAGCTGGAGGTGCAGATTATAGTTTGTTAAATAAAACTTTAGCTCCCTATGCTGGATCTTCACTTGTATTACCTAGCGGATTAGAAATGTCTGGATTACTACAAAAGTTACCAGACGATATATTAAAAGAAGCAACTGTAAGAACACCAGATGCATATCTTACTGCAAGAGATTCTAATGCAGGAAAAGAATATGAGGCTGGCATACAACAACAATTATTAGGTGGATTGTTAGATATATTTGCTAGAAAAGATGATTATGGCAAAGGCATATATGGCACATACACATTAGATTTTTAAAGTAATGACCCAATCGGAGTTACAAAATGGCAGAAAGACTAAGGAAAAAACATCAAGACGAAGTAAGGACTAAGATACAGGCATCGCAACTGATTAATGTATTGCAACAACACGCATTGGGTGTAACAGAAGAAATACCACCTAGCCGCATGAAAGCTATTGAGATACTATTAAAAAAATCGTTGCCGGATCTATCATCAACCGAAATATCCGGTGATCTAGATGCGCCATTAGGTATTAAAGTAATTACTGGAATCGATGTTAGACCAAAAGATAAATGATGATTATGATGTAGTTGATCTTGGGTATAGGCCCAGAGATCCGCAAGTAGTTATACATCAAGCTGTAGAAGATAACCGCTTCAATGTGGTAGTTGCTCATCGTAGGATGGGTAAAACTGTATCTGCTATTAACCAATTAATACATAGTGCATTAAATTGTGATAAACCAAACCCTAGATTTGCATACATTGCTCCGACTTATAACCAAGCTAAGCGTGTTGCATGGGATTATTTATTAGAATATACAAGACCGTTAGGTGCCAAAGCTAATATTGCTGAACTGCGTGTAGATTTTCATGGCAGACGAATCAGTTTATATGGTGCTGATAACTATGATAGCCTTCGTGGAGTTTATCTTGACGGAGTCGTGATCGATGAGATAGGCGATATTAATCCAAACCTGTTTACAGAGATTATTAGGCCATGTATTGCTGATCGACAAGGCTGGTGTATGTTTATTGGTACTCCAAAAGGTGCCAATCATTTTAAAACTTTAAGAGATAAAGCTGATCTAAAAACAGACGGATGGAATCTATTAGAGTTTAAATCTAGTGAAACTGGTATTTTGCCGCAAACAGAATTAGATGCTGCATTTAAAGAGATGGGCGAAGATAAATTCATGCAAGAATTTGAATGTTCATTTGCTGCTGCAGTTGAAGGATCTTATTACGGTAAAATGGTTAATGATCTTGTTCTAAAAGATAGAGTAGGTGATATTCATTACGATGAATTAGCTAGAACTATTTGTGCTTGGGATCTTGGTATGGGTGATTCTACTGCTATTTGGGTTTGCCAGTTAGCAGGCCATGAAATAAGATTAGTTGACTTCCTTGAGAATCATGGAGTAGGCCTTGATTATTATGTTAATTGGTTAAAACAAAATAATTATGAAAAAGCTGAACAGCTACTTCCGCATGATGTTCAAGTAAGAGAATTAGGCACCGGTAAATCTAGAAAAGAAATGCTAGAAGAATCCGGACTACAAGTAACTGTGGTTCCAAAACTTTCTGTTGATGATGGTATTCAGTCTGTACGCAGAATGCTGCCACGATGTTGGTTTGATCATAAAACCAAACAAGGATTAGATGCATTAAGAAACTATCGTAGAGAATACGATGAAAAAAGAGATGTATTTTTTGATAAACCTGTGCATGACTGGTGTTCACACGCTAGTGATGCGTTCAGATATTTAGCAATAGGCTTGAATGAAGGAACTTCAGACTGGAATAGGCCTTTAAAGATAAACAATTCATGGGTAGTTTAAATGGCAAAATTAAAAAACAATGAAAATGCTTTACGCAGCATAGTAGAAAGTGAAATAGATGATGCTATCGGTTATCTGGAAACTGAAACAACAGATGAAAGACAGCAAGCACTTGAATACTATATGCGTGAACCCTACGGTAATGAAGTAGAAGGTAAATCACAAATTGTTACTGGCGAAGTAGCAGAGGTTGTGGATGGTGCATTACCTCAAATTATGCGTGTATTTACATCATCTAATGATGCAGTTGTGTTTGAACCAGTTAATCAAGGCGATGAGGAACTTGCTGAACAAGCTACACTATATGTAAACCATATCTTTTACAAAGATAACAATGGTTTTGAAATCATGCACGATTGGTTTAAAGATGCTTTGTTACAAAAAGTTGGTGTCGTAAAAGCATATTGGGATGATAAAGTCGATGTAACAACTGAAAAGTATTATGATCTAAATGACGATGAATTGATCATGATTGCCAATGATGAAGAAGTTGAAATAGTTGAGCAAGATAGTCAAGTAATACAAGAAGCAGTATTTGATGAAATGACTGGCATGGAAGTATCACCAGTTATATCTAAGCATGACATTAAAGTAAGAAGATCAGTCAATAGTGGCAAAGTCATTGTAGAAAATGTGCCGCCAGAAGAATTTTTAATTAGTAAGCGTGCAAGAACTATTGCAGATGCTCCTTTTGTAGCACATCGTAAAATGCTGACTCGTTCAGATCTACTTGCTATGGGTTATGATGAAGATACAATCATGTCTTTAGCTACAGGCGATGCATTAGAGTTCTCACCAGAGCGTATTGCACGATACACCAGAGGTGAAAATCCAACTGACATGGATTCAGACGATGAATCAATGCAGCTTATTGAGTATTACGAGTGTTATATTAAAACAGACTTTGATGGTGATGGTGTAGCTGAGCTGCGTAGAGTTTGTTATTCAAACAATCAAATACTACATAACGATGAATGTGACTACATACCGTTCCATTCTGTATGCCCTTTACCTATACCACATAAATTCTATGGCCATTCATTAGCTGATCGTGCTATGGACTTACAACTCATTAAGTCAACCATTACTAGACAGATGTTAGATAACTTATACCTAACTAACAACTATCGTGTAGGTGCAGTAGAAGGTCAAGTTAATCTTGATGATCTTTTAACATCAACTGCTGGTGGTGTAGTGCGTATGAAAAATCCTTCAGCACTTGTGCCGCTAACTGTACAGTCTAATGCAGGACAATCATTCCCAATGCTTGAATATTTAGATCAAGTACAAGCTAAACGATCAGGCGTGTCCGATCAACAGCAAGGTTTAGATGCAGATGTTTTACAAAATGTTACTGCAACTGCTGTAGCTGCAATGCAGTCTGCTGCTGGCGGCAAGTTAGAATTAGTTGCTCGTATTTTTGCTGATACCGGTGTTTCATCATTGTTTAAAGGTATTTTACAACTCGTATGTAAATATCAACAAAAAGAACGCATCATTAAAATTAATAACAAATACATTCCTATGGATCCAAGAGAATGGGATCACCAATATAACATTTCAGTTAATGTTGGTTTAGGTACCGGATCCAAACAAGAACAGCTTGCAGTTATGCAAATGATTCTACAAAAACAAGAACAAGTATTAACAACTTATGGCCTAAGTAATCCATTGGTTAATCTTAAACAATATAGAGATACACTTGCTAAATTTGTAAACATGGCTGGATTTAAAGATGATAGTCAGTTCCTCATGGAAGTTACAGAAGAACAGGCCCAGCAGCTTGCACAAATGCAGGCGCAACAGGGTGCTAGTAACCCACAAGTACAGGCTGCAGAAGCACTTGCACAAGTAGAGCGTGAAAAAGCACAGCTTAAAGCACAAACAGATATGGCTAAACTTGAAATACAAAAACAAGAATTAGCATTACAAACTCAAAAAGAACAATTAGAGTTACAACAAAAACAAATTCAATTTGAAAAAGAAATGGCATTAAAAGAATTAGAGCTTATGCAAAAAGCTAAAGCTGATGACGATAAAACACGCATTGCTGAGTCTAAAGAATTAATTAATGCATTAGATAAAATTAAAAATATTAGTCAATTACAATGATAAGCAAACAAGCTATTGCAGATATACTCAAAGACGAATCATTTAATGAAGTCATTGATAATATTATTCAAGAACATTTGAATGTCATTACTTATTCTAATGATAATGAATCAGATGTTAGAGAAAGAGCATATCAACGCATAAAGACTGTAAAAGAATTACTAGCACACCTTCAATCAATTGTTGATTCTAGCAAAATTGAAGATGCTCGTTGGAAAATTTAGCCATAAGGCTACTTGGCTGCTAGGGCCTATCTAGCAAATTTAAGGAAATATTATGAGCGAAAAAACCATGACTCCCCAACAGGGAAGTGGAGCCATTACTGTGAATGAAGCAGCTACTGCATTTGAAAGCTTCTTATCACCAGCAGAGGACTCCCAAGAGCAACCAGAAACTGATGAAGTAGAAACAGTTGAAGCAGAAGCAGATGAATCAGAAGAAACTGAAGAAGTAGAATCGGAAGATGATACTGAAGAAGTTGAATATGAAGCATCCGAAGATGATGATGAAGCAGAAGAAGTAGAGGAGCCACAACAAACCTACAAGGTAAAAGCTGCAGGTGAAGAAAAAGAGGTTACCCTTGAAGAACTAATGCAAGGTTATCAACTTGGTGCTGATTACACGAAGAAAACTCAAGAAGTTGCAGAATTGCGCAAAGCTAATGAAGCTGAAAGACTAGCAATTCAACAAGCAGCTCAATTGAGAGATGACTATGCTCACAGATTGCAAGCTTTGCAACAATATATGGCTGATGCTGAAACCGGCATTAGTTCATCAGAGCTTGCAGATCTAAAAGAAAATGACCCAGTAGGTTACGCTGTCAAAGTGGCAGAAATAACGGAAAGAAAAGAACAATTAACTAAGCTGAAGGCCGAACAAGACCGCATTGCTAAAGAGCAACAAGCGGAATATGTCCGTAATATGAATGCATATATTGCTGAGGAAGCTAAGAAACTTTCACAACACCTACCAGAGTTTTCAGACATGAAGAAAGGCGAACAAATCAAAAATGAAATTCGTTCTTATCTAAAATCGTTTGGTTACACAGATCAAGACTTAAGCCAAGTTGTAGATCATCGCCAAATATTAATTGCAATAAAAGCAAAGCGATATGATGATATGCAAAAATCTAAGCCTAATGTCAAAAAGAAAGTGGCTCAGGCTCCTAAAATGGTTAAATCTGGTACCAAAGTCAAAGCTGGTAATAGAGATATTACAAAACAGCAAATGGACAGATTGCGAAAAACAGGAAGTAAACAAGATGCCGCAATCTTATTTGAAAACTTTATTTAATAAGGATGTGAATAAAAATGGCAACATTTCAAACCTATCAATCCATTGGTAATCGTGAAGATTTAACCGATGTGATTTATAATATTTCACCTACTGATACTCCTTTTATGAGTTCAGTTGGTAAAACAAAAGCAACTGCTGTTTACCACGAATGGCAAACAGACTCACTTGCAGCAGCCGTAGCTAATAACGCAGCAGTTGAAGGTGCAGATGCAACATCATTAACTGTTACTCCAACAGCTCGTGTTGGTAACAGAACTCAGATTTCTACAAAAACAGTACAAATTGCTGGCACTCAAGAGTCAGTTGATAAAGCTGGTCGTAAATCTGAAAAAGCATATCAATTAGCTAAAGCATCATCTGAGCTAAAACGTGATATGGAAAAAACATTACTATCTAACAATGTAGCTGCTGCTGGTAATTCTTCAACAGCTCGTACATTAGGTGGTTTACAAGCATGGTTAGGCACTAATGCTGTTTTAGGTGCAAGCGGTACAGCAGGTTCAGGTGGTACAACTGCTCGTGTATCTGGTACAGATGCAGCATTTACAGAAGCTATGCTTAAATCTGCTGTTAAACAAGCATTTGTACAAGGTGGTAACCCATCTGTTCTTATGGTAACTCCAACACAGAAACAAGTAGTATCAGGTTTTGCTGGTATTGCTCAACAGCGTTATGAAGCTCCATCAAATGCTCCTACAACTATTGTTGGTGCTGCTGATGTATACCTATCAGACTTCGGTACATTATCTGTTGTTCCTAACAGATTTATGACTGCTGATTCTGGTGACGGTGGTGAAGTAGCATTTGTTCTTGACCCAGAGTATGCAGCAGTTGCATACCTACGCCCATTCCAAACTAATGAATTGGCTAAAACTGGTGACTCAGAAAAAACTCAACTACTCGTTGAATACACTCTTGAAGTGAAAAACGAAAAAGCTCACGCAATTATTGCTGACTTAGCTGAGTAATATAAATAGATATGCCCTCTTCGGAGGGCAATATCTTTTAGGATAGTTATGAAAAAACATAAATTTCACGATACAGATGATGGCGGTATAGTTATCGCAACAGAGCAAGATGTAACAGATATTGTTGAACAAAATAAAAAAGAATACAACGCATCAACTAGCACTTGGGGCAACGATATATTTGACAATAAGATTGCAAGTATCCCTATGGTAGCAATAGATGAGTTAAACAAACAAGGCATTATGCGAGGATTCCATGTGCTTGACCAAAAGAAATTTAAAGAATTTTTAAATCATCCAGACAACCGATTTTTTAGAACAAAACAAGGTAGAATCTAAATGGCATTTTTTACTAATTATGCAACGCTAAAAACTACGATAGCAAACTATTTAGCTCGTACTGATTTAACAGACCAGATACCAGAGTTTATTCGTCTAGCAGAAGATAGATTGCGTAGAGATTTACGCATTAGACAAATGCTT